TTGTGGTATAGAGGTTCGGACAGGGTATGATTTAAAAAGTGCCAAAAGATCTTTAAATCTTTTATTAGCAGAATGGGCGAACAGAGGTTTAAATCAATGGACAATCAAACAAAGAACGTTAAGTTTAACTTTAGCTGATGGTGAATATGATTTGGGTACAGATGTTATTGATGTACTGTCTGCTGTTGTAAGAAGAAGTGGTACAGATTTAACCATGCAAAGAATAAGTAGAGATGCTTTTTTAGCTATTCCTACTAAAACAACACAAGGAAGACCGACACAATATTTTTTAGATAGACAGTTAACTCCTAATTTAAAAATATGGCCTATTCCAGAAAATAGCACAGACACAATTATTTATGATGCTATTACCAGAATGGATGATGCGGATGCACAAGTAAACACATTAGATTTACCTTTTCGTTTTTACCCTTGTTTAGTTGCAGGTTTGGCTTATTATATTTCAATGAAAAGATCGCCAGAAAGAGTTCAGTTGTTGAAAACAGTATATGAAGAAGAGTTTCAAAGAGCCGCAGCAGAAGATGATGATCGAGTTTCTTTAAAACTACAACCTGATATGCAGTATTTGAGGTTATAATGACACGATATGCTTCTAATAAAAATGCTTTTGGTATATCAGATAGATCTGGATTTAGGTACAGATTAAGGGATATGAAGAAAGAATGGAATGGTTTGATTGTAGGTCCAGATGAATTTGAAGAAAAACATCCTCAACTTCATCCAAAAAAACAACCTGCTGATCCAGAATCTTTACGAGAACCGAGACCAGACACTAGGGAGACACTAAAAGTTTTTGTAAACAAAGACACAGTGGAAACTCCTAATGCTACTTTAATACGAGGTATTTCTAAAGTAGGGGAAGTTACGGTGACAACATCATGAGCTTTACTCTTGCTACGTTAAAATCAGCTATACAAGATTATACACAAAATGATGAAACTAATTTTGTTTCTAATCTTAATAATTTTATAAGATTAGCAGAAGAAAGAATATTTAAATCTGTACAATTAAATTATTTTAGAAAAAACGCTGCAGGTTCAATGTCTTCTGGAAATAGATTTCTTGCTTGTCCTACTGATTTTATAGCACCTTACTCTTTGAGTATAACAAATAGCAGTAATATAGAATTTTTGTTGTTTAAAGATTTAGATTTTATTCAAACGTATACACCAGACTCTTCTACTACAGGTGTTCCTAAATATTATGCTCAATTTGATGTAGATAATTTTATACTAGCTCCAACTCCAAATGCTAATTTTACAACAACGTTAAGTTACTTTTATCGACCCGCAAGTTTAACTGCAGGAGCGGATAGTGGCACTACTTGGATTAGTGAAAATGCAGAAGTGGCTCTTTTGTATGGTTCTTTAGTTGAAGCCTATATATACATGAAAGGTGAACAAGATGTTCTTAGTGCATATAATTCTAAGTTTACTGAAGCGTTATCGAGAGTAAAAAGTCTTGGTGAAGCTAATGAAGTTTCTGATACCTATAGAACTGGTTTAATTAGAAGGCAAAAAACATGATTACAGATGCTTTGAATATGTCAAAAGATTTTTCTGTTGGTATTAAAACAATAGACAATAGAGGATTTACACCAGAGGAGGTAGCAAAAAGATGTGTAGACAAAATTATATCTATATCTGATTCAGCACATCCTGCGATTCAAGAACAAGCTAGAGAATATAAAAATAGTTTAGAAAAAGTAATTGCTCATTATATGAAAGAGGCTATTAAAAGTGATAGAACTACTGTATATAATGCTATTAAAGATTCTGGTAATATAAAATTGGCAGAGTATATAAGGAGATTATAATGGCTTTTACTAATAATTTTTTATGCACATCTTTTAAAGTAGAATTGTTAAAAGGAGTTCATAATTTTAGTTCTTCTGGTGGTAATACCTTTAACATAGCTTTATATGATAATAACGCTAGTTTTAATGCTTCAACTACGGCCTACACTACTAGTAATGAAATAAGTGGAACTAATTACACTGCTAAAGGTCAAGCACTTAATCCAGTAACTCCAACTTCAAGTGGAACAACGGCTATTGTTGATTTTGCTGACGAAACTTTTTCAAGTGTTACCATATCTAACGTAAGAGGAGCTTTGATATTTAACGACACTGCTTCTGGTGATCCTGCAGTTGCTGTATTAGATTTTGGTGCAGACAAAGCGGCTAGTAGCGGTGATTTTACAATTGTTTTTCCAACGGCAGATGCGAGTAATGCGATCATAAGGATTGCGTAATGGCCTTAGTTTTAAAAGATAGAGTAAAGGAAACTACAACAACAACGGGTACAGGAGCAATAACTCTTGCTGGTGCTGTTAGTAACTTTCAAACTTTTACTTCTGTCCTTTCTAATGCTGATACCACTTACTATGCTATTATTGACGATACTAATAATGAATTTGAAGTTGGTTTAGGAACCTTTGCATCAAGTGGAACTACTCTCACTAGAACCACTATATTAGAAAGCTCTAACTCCGGTAGTGCGGTAAATTTAGGTACAGGCACTAAACAAGTGTTTATGACGTATCCTGCAGAGAAATCTGTGTTTCTTGATGCTAATAATCATGTAGAACTTACTGGTGGAGCGATATCTCTTAAAAATGCAGGGTCACAATCTCGTATTGATTTTTACTGTGAATCAAGCAATGCACATTATGCTAGACTACAAGCACCAGCACACTCTGCTTTTTCTGGAAATGTTACAATTACTCTTCCTGCAACGACAGATACACTTGTGGGAAAAACAACGACAGATACATTAACTAATAAGACATTAACAAGTCCTACTATTTCAAGTCCTGCCATAACTGGAACAGCTACATTTGGTGGTTCTAGTGGAGTAAGCATATCTCAAGGTGCAGTATCTATAAAAAATGGTGGTACTCAATCCTATGTAGATTTCTACTGCGAATCAAGTAACGCTCACTATGCAAGGCTTCAAGCACCAGCTCATTCAGCTTTCAGTGGTAACATTACTCTTACCTTACCTGCAACAACCGACACTTTAGTAGGTAAAACAACTACAGATACTCTTACAAATAAAACACTTACAAGTCCTACAATTAGTGGTGCATCCACAACAATAGCAAGTCCTGCGATTACTGGCACTGCAACTTTTGGTGGAGCTAGTGGTGTAAGTATATCACAAGGTGCAATTTCAATAAAAAATGGTGGTACTCAGTCTTATGTAGATTTTTATTGTGAGTCATCAAATGCTCACTACGCAAGATTACAAGCACCCGCACATTCGGCTTTTAGTGGTAACATTACTCTAACAATGCCTGCTACTACTGGAACAATTGCATTAACCTCCGATGTTCAAACAACAGAACAAATACAAGACCTTATAGGAGCCATGTTTAGCTCCAACACAGAAACAGGTATTACAGTTGATTATCAAGATGATGATGGTACGATTGATTTAGTTATTGCTGATGCATCTACAAGCGCAAAAGGATTGGCTTCATTTTCTTCAGATGATTTTAGTGTAAGTTCTGGTGCAGTTACGATTAAGTCTAGTGGTATTACAAATACACAACTTGCAGGATCAATAGCTAATTCTAAACTAGCAAATTCTTCTGTAAGTTTTGGAGGAATATCTTTAGCTTTAGGTGCTTCTGATGCGACACCTGCTTTTGATTTATCTGACGCAACAAATTATCCAACAAGTAGTTTGTCTGGTACAATTACAAATGCACAACTCGCAGGTTCTATCGCTAATTCTAAACTAGCTAATAGTTCAATTACAGTATCAGATGGTTCTAATACAACTGCCACTGCGTTAGGTGGCACAATAACATTTTCTGGAACGAGTAATGAAGTTGATGTTGCAGAGAGTTCTGGAACGATAACAGTTGGTTTACCTAATGATGTTACAGTAAGCAACAATCTTACAGTTTCAGGAAACTTAACTGTATCTGGTACGACCACACAAACAGGCGCTGTAACCACAAACGATAACTTTAATATATTATCTAATAACAATAGTGCTAATAACACAGATTTTGGTTTGGCAGGTAAATACGTAGAATCTAGCACAACAAAATATGCAGGTATTTTTTATGATGCTTCAACTGACAATACTTTTAGATTATTTTGTGATACTCAAACAGAACCATCTACAACAGTAAATACAAGTGCTACTGGATATGCAGCTGCTAATTTAATTATAGGTGCTTTAACCGCTTCTGGTATAACTATTGGATCCACCGCAGTTAGTGCTACAGCTGCTGAATTAAATATACTTGATGGAGTAACTGCTACTACTTCTGAATTGAATATACTTGATGGAGTAACTGCTACTACTTCTGAATTGAATATACTTGATGGTGTAACTTCAACAACCTCAGAGTTAAACTTACTTGATGGAGACACATCTGCAAGTTCTTCTATAACTATAGCAGACGCTGATCGATTTATTGTAAATGATAATGGAACTATGAAACAGATAGCAGCATCAGATTTAAAAACATACACAGTTGCAGCATCGGCAGACGATGCAACAGCATTAGCAATCGCATTGGGGTAAGATATGGCAAATACATTTAAGGTAAAAACAAACGCAGCCATGCCTGCTTCATCTGGTACACCTTTGACATTATATACTTGTCCAGGAACAGATACGAACACAAAAGCTGTTGTTTTAGGATTGATTCTTTGTAATGTTCATACCTCTCAAGTTACTGTTAGTGTGCATTTAGAGTCTAATACAAGTGATACTGAATCTAATGAAAATGTAAAATTACTAAGTGATGTTCCTATACCAGTAGGAAGTTCTTTAGAAGTTTTAGCTGGTAATAAAGTTGTATTGCAAGGCACTGATGTTATGAAGATAGATTGTTCTGTTGCTGCTAAAATAGACGCAACTCTTAGTGTTATGGAGATCACATAATGGCCTACATTGGTATTGATGCCAAAAAAGATATTAGATTAAACGCCACCTCTGATTTAGATCTAACGTCTGATAGCACTACTATTAAATTTGGTGCTGATGATGATGTTACACTGACTCATGTACATAATACTGGATTATTATTAAACTCAACAAATCAATTTCAATTTGGTGATAGTGGTACATACATACACCAATCTGCTGATGGTGTTTTAGATTTAGTTTCTGATACAGAGATTGAGATAAATGCAACAACAATAGATATAAATGGTAATGCAGATATAAGTGGTAATGCTACGATTGGTGGATCAACTGTTACTGATAGTAATATGTTAAACATACAAGGAGATGGTTCT